GGTGGGAGGTAGGGGGGCCACCCCCCTACCTCCCACCCCAGAGCCTTTGGTGGCAACCGCGGTAGCCTCACTAGCTTTAGTGCGGGCAGGCCTTGCGAAGCTAACGCGCTTGTTCACGTAGCTCTCCTTGTCAGGCCGAAGCCGAGCGCACAGAAGAGGCCGGACGATTCCGACGTGCGGCATCGACACCCTTGGAGATCGGCGCCACGTAGCCAGCCTCGCCCGGACGTGGCAGCGGCTTCTTGGCGCGGGCAATGATCTTGGCCAGCTTTCGCGGAGAAGGCTTGCTCACTTGCTTCGTGCGCAGCGCCGACTTCTTCACCACAGGCTTCGTTTTCGGGCCGGGCTTCGTCGCGTGTTCGGCACCGGGAACGAGGGCGGCGGCATCGACGATGTCGATCTTGTGCGCCTTTGCCCAGCGCTTCACTTCAGCGGGCTTGAAGAGCACGGCCCGGCTGTCCGTTTCGACGACGGGGAGCGGTTCTTTGCTCGGGCTGCCCTTGCGCCAGGCATGGATGGTCATGTGGCTGACGTCGAAGGCCTGCTGCACGGCTTTGGTGGTGATGGTGTTGCGGGTGGTCATGATTGCGTCCTTTCAGATGGTTGATACGCGTCGAGATTATATAAGGTTCTGATAAAGATTCGACAGCTCAGTATAATTGAGCGCCACCATCAACCCCGAGGAGCAACATGTTCGGCAAAAACCCCATTCGCGGCATCCTCCGCGACCCCCTCAATCTCGCCGTGGAGGACATCTTCTACACGATCCAAGGCGAGGGCCCGCAAGCCGGGCGCCCGGCCCTCTTCATCCGCCTCGCCGGCTGCAATCTCGCCTGTCATTTCTGCGACACGCAATTCGAGAGCAAAGCCGACATGCCCGAGACCGTCGTGGATCTGCTCGAACGCATTTTCGATACCACCACGCCGAAGCAGCGCGAACTCGTAGTCATCACGGGCGGCGAGCCCATGCGGCAAGATTGGTCGGGGCTTGCCCGCGTTCTCCTCAAGGGCGGCACGGATCTCATCCAGGTCGAGACGGCTGGTACTCTCTGGCAGCCGGGCCTCGCCGAGTTCATTGAATCCGGCGACGTTCAGCTTGTGTGCAGCCCCAAGACGCCCCAAGTGCACCGCCTCATCTCTGAATCCTGCGCGCACTGGAAATACATCATCCGTGGTGGCGAAGTCGATGTCGAAGACGGGCTCCCCAACCGCGGCACGCAGGTCGCTACGCTTGGCAAGCCCAGCCGCCTCTACCGGCCCTGGGACAGAGGCGCTTGCGATGACTACGGCACCGTGTGGCTCTCGCCTTGCGACGACTACGACGCTGAGCTGAACAAGGTGAATCTGGAACTCGCACGGGATCTGTGCCTGAAGCACGGCTACCGCTTGAGTCTGCAGATGCACAAGCTCATTCAGGTGCCGTGATGAAGGGCGGCAAACTGGAGCCAGGGGCCGTCTGTGTGGTCATCAGTGAGGCCCGTGGCTATGAGCGCAACATTGGGGTTCTCATCACGCTCGTAGATTACGAAGTCAGCGGAACCTGGGGCAGCTTGACTCGGCGGGAGCCGGGTGGCGTGCGCGGCACCTGGACCTTCAAAGAGGCCAGCCGGCCCATCCTTGTGGCCCAGTATCCTGATCACTTCGTGACTAGCAGCGAACCCTATGAGATCGGTGGGGGCTATTTCTTAGTTCCGGCGTTTGCGCCTCACAGACTCTTGCCCATCAAGGGCGATGGCACAGGGGAGGAGCTTTGGCGAGAGCAGCCTCTTGCCCATGAGAAGCAGCTAGTCACCGGCCCCATGGCGCTGCAGCATTGGAACTGCCGCTGCGTTGTGCGGCCTATTGTCAAGCCATGAGCGGCATCATCTCTGCAAGACGCGTCACCGAAGAGCTGCTTGAAGTCGAGAGCAGCTACTTCGGAGAAGTCTTCACGCGGCAGCTCTGGGTGCATGGCAAGGCCAGGAAGGCAGCGCGTTGCGCTAAGTCGGACCGCCCCATCTCCACAGGGGACGACATCTACCGGCCCTTCGGCAACAAAGCCAATCGCTCGATGCGTGCCCTCGCCGTCGAGATTGAGAAGATCCTCCCGAAGGAAGCATCATGAAGAAAGTTCTGCTCTGCGTTGACCTGAGCTACCAGAGCTACAGGGCGAGCGCGGCCAACGCCAAGCTCACAAGCCGCCGCATCTTCACGGGTGGCCTCTACGGCTTCTTCATGAGCTTCGCCGCTGCTGTGCGTGAGACAAGGGCCACACACGTCGCCATCTGCGAGGACAGCAAGCCCTACGTCCGAAGCGAGGAGTATCCCGACTATAAGATCTTTCGGGCGCGGACCGCGGATCCCGTGCTGAAGGAGAACCACAAGGTCAGCATGGAGATGATCCTCGACACGCTCTATGAGTGCGGCATCAACACGTGGAGCGTCAAAGGTTTCGAGAGTGACGACCTCATTGCCCACGCCGTCGACATCTATGAGCATCGCTTTGACGCCATCTATGCGCAGTCCAACGACAGCGACCTCTACCAGCTCTTCGACAAGGAGAACTTCCATCTTTATAACGACGGCATGATGAAGCTCTGGAATGGCAAGCGCCTGGCCAAGGAGCTGGGTATCACGCCGCAGCAATACATGATGGCGACGGCGCTCACGGGCACGCACAACGACATCGAGGGCATCCAGGGCGTTGGCATCAAGACTGCGCTCAAGGCCCTCGCTGACGCTTCCCTCATGCGCAAGTACCGCGACAGCCACGGCCACATCATCGACCGCAACCTCCAGCTTATAAAGCTCCCGCATGCCAGCTTCCCCAGAGGGGAGCGCCTCCCCCAGCACGACGCCCAGCAATTCAACTCGCGGCGACTCGTCAGAAGCCTCGCGCGATACGACATCGACACGACCAGTGCGATGGTAAACGCCTTTGAGCAGCTTCTACAGTATAGATAGGGGTAACTACTTCAGAGGTGACCACATGCCAGAGACGCCCCGCTACTCCCACACGGAGGGCATCCGACTAGGCCGCAAGCAAGCCATCAGCGTGCTTATCAAGAACGCCGAGGACTTCGAGCAGATGGCGGCCCAGCAACAACAAGAGTTCGAGGCCCGCGCCAAGGAGCGTTGGTTCCAGGCCGTGAAGAATCGCACGCAAGCCATTGAATACGCCAGCAAGGCCCGCCTCTTGCGCGGCCAAGCAAAACTCATTGAAGAGCTTCCCTAAAAATGGACAACGACGAGAGACTCAGCGGCACGCTACAGGAGAACATCCTGTCCGTGCTTTGCTTCGACGACAAATTCTGTAAGCTGGTCTGCGCGACGGTGAGCCCCAAGCTCTTTGAGAGCACGGTCTTCCGCGAAGTCGCAGGCCATGCCATGGACTACATCGAGCAATACGGGGAGCCCATCAAGGAGCACCTCCCCGACCACCTCGAGTCCATCCTCATGGGCGACGACGCCCGCAAGGCTTCGACCTACAAGCGGCTGCTCGACAACCTCTTCTTGAGCAAGGATGGCGTCAACGGCGCCTACGTGGTTCAGCAGCTGCACAAGTTCGTGCGGCAGCAGAACATCAAATCCGGCTTGGCTGAAGCCATCGAAGCCGTGAACGACGGCCGCATCGACGATGCCGAGCTGGCCATGCAGAAGAGCCTCAACACGCAGGCCGTGGCTTTTGAGCCGGGCCTGCGCCTGGATAACGTGGACGACCTTGGCGCCATCCTCGACGATCCAGAGGAGGAGGGCTTCGACATGGGGATTCCGATGCTCGATGAGCGGGGAATCATCCCCAGGCGCAAAGAGCTTTACATGCTCATGGCCCCGCGTGGCAAAGGCAAGTCGTGGTTCCTCACGCATTGCGCCAAGCAAGCGCTGAAGAGCCGCTGGAGCGTGCTGATCGTCACCTTGGAGATGAGCGAGCGCCGCTACGCAGCACGGATGCTGCAGAGCCTCTTCTCCATCAGCCGCCGTGAAGGCAGCGTCCTCGTGACCCGCTTCAGCAAGGACCGCGACGGCGATCTCCAGAGCTTCATCGAAGAGAAGATCGAGCGGCCCAGCATGAAGGACGAGGACATCCGCGCCTTCCTCATGCGCAAGGCCAAGAGCCAGTTCATGAAGCGCAAGCGCCTCGTCATCAAGGCCTTCTCCACGAAGCGCCTGACGATCCCCATGCTCAACGCCTACCTGGACGGTCTGCAGCGCTTCGAGAACTTCACGCCCGATGCCGTCATCATCGACTATCCCGACCTCTTCGCCATGGATGCCAAGGCACAGAAGCGCGATGAAGTGGGCCGCATCGTGGAGGAGCTGCGCGGCATCGGCAATGACAGGAATGCCGCCATGATCACGGTGACGCAGGGCAACCGGGAGAGCGAGAAGGCGACCACGGTGACCGGCGACATGGTGGCCGAGGACATCAGCAAGCTTGCCACGGCGGACGTGCTGCTCACGTTGAGCCAGACCGCGGCGGAGTATGCCCTGGGCCTGGCGCGCCTCTTCGTGGAGAAGGTGCGCAATGAAGAGGGCAAGATGACGGCCCTCATTACGCAGGCCTATGCCATCGGTCAATTCTGCCTTGACAGCGTGCGCCTCAGCATCGACTACTGGGAGATGATGAAGGACCGCGGTGAGCGCAACGGCCGGCGCCGCAAGCGCAGCGATGACGACGAGGAGGAATGATCGTGGGCCTCATATGCTGATTAGCCGCCGTGCCGTCGCCGAGTACTTGGAGCGCGACTTCAATAGCTACCTGTGGATGAAGAAGCTCCCGCTGGAGAAGATCGAGCGGGAGCTTTCCTATCTCAAGGTGCGGCCTCGCTTCAAGACGGTGCCCTGGCTGCACCAGCTCGTGTGCTTCTACATTTGCCTCATCGAGCCGCGCTTCCTCTTGCTGCTGGACATGGGCACTGGCAAGACTAAGATCCTGCTTGACGTGCTGACGCAGCTCATCAGGGAGAAGAGGGTGGAGCGCGCCCTCGTCACGGTGCCGCGCATCATCAATATCGACAGCTGGGTGCGCGCCGCCGACCAGCACTCGAACCTTGAACCTAATCGCATTGACGTCTCCGACATCGAAGAGAAGCGCCACCGCTTGCTCAATCCCATCGGCGAGTTGAGCATCATCGACTATGCGGGCTTGCGCCTGGCTCTGAGCAAGAAGAAAAAGGGTGGTGGCCTGGAGCGCGATGAGAGCCTTGTGCGGCAAGTGCAGAAGCTCTACAACTTCGTGGCGCCCGACGAGAGCCATACGCTGAGCAATCACGACAACCTGCAGTACGGCATCATGCGCAAGCTCGCGCGCCGCGCTGACTATGTCTACGCCGCCACGGGGACGCTCTTCGGCGCCGACGTGGAGGATCTCTGGAGCCAGTTCTACCTCGTCGACCAGGGCGAGACCTTCGGCCCCAATCTCGGCATCTTCCGCGCCGCCTTCTTCACGGAGAAGCAAGACAAGTGGAAGGGCGCCTTGTACCGCTACAACAAGCGGATGGACCACGATCTGCACCGAATGCTGCAGCACCGCAGCATTCGCTACGAGGATTACGAAGTCAGCGATCTCCCCAAACGCGTGCCCCTGCGCAAGATCTACGACATGGGGGACGAGCAGCGTGAGCATTACTTGCGAGCACTCGAGGGCCTCATCAATGCCGGTGGCGTGCTCAGCGATCTTGATGCCCAGTGGACGCGCATGCGGCAAATCAGCAGCGGCTACCTGGCGTGGAAGGACAACCTTGGCGACCACGTGCTGCGCTTCGCACACAACCCGAAGCTGGAGGGCCTCGTGTCCATCGTCAATGAGCTGGGCCGCAAGAAGATCATCATCTGCCACGACTACACGGAAACGGGCAAGATGATCGTGGAGCGCCTCAAGAAGGAGGGCAACAAGGTCGAGTGGCTCTACGGGGGCACCAAAGATCGTTCAACCCTCATGAAGCGCTTCATGACCGATCCCAGCGTCAAGGTCCTGGTGATGAACACCATTGCCGGTGGCACGGGCACAGACGGCCTACAAGAGGTCGCCCATCACCTCGCCTTCTATGAGACGCCCACGAGCCCCAGCGTGCGCAAGCAGGCCGAGAAGCGCGTGCACCGATCCGGCCAGGAGCGCCGATCCTTCATCATCGACCTCATCATGGACAAGAGCCTGGATCAGGGCCTGCTTGACAACATAGCGGCGGGGATCGACTGCCATGAGCGCGTCGTCAACGGCCGGCTGCCACAGAAAAAATTCTTCCTGACGGCCGCCCACGAGAGGTGAATCTTTATATAATCTCGACATCTCTAGGAGCATCCACATGTCCAAACCCAGTCCGACAGGGCGCCTCAGCGAAAGCAAGCCCGAGCTTCAGGAATTGCCGAGTACCCCTTATCGCCGCAAATTCGCCCTCGTGTCGGCGCTGCTCACACGCCCGGAGGGGAAGAGCTGGCTTGTTCAGCGCCTCTATGCTGAGCGCTTGCGCCTGCTGGCTGAACAGCGGCAGCTCGGGCAGCTTGCCATTAAAAAGGCCATCGCGGCTTTCCTCGCCTCCTTCAAGCGCTGATCGTGGCGCGCGTCTTCGATTGGGAGAAGCTGCTCCGTGAGCGGCGCATCCCTTACGCCGAGAGCGGACCCAACATAAAGCGGGGCGAGATAGGCATTCGCTGCCCCTTCTGCGGCAGCGCGGATCCTTCCATGCACATGGGCCTGAGCCGCGAGACAGGTTGGTATTCCTGCTGGCGCAACCGCAAGCAGCACAGCGGCAAGAGCCCTCTGCGCCTCATCATGAAGCTCCTTGGCGTGCCATACGGCATGGCCAGGGAGATTGCGGGGCTTGGCGATGACTACGTAGACCCCGAAGGCTTCGACGCCATCGCCGCCGCCTTCATGGGGCGCATGGGGGGCACAGGCCGCAAGGAGGAGGTCCAACGACGTCGCCTGCATCTGGACCCGGAGTTCCAGGTGATCGAGGCACGTGGGCGAACAAGACGCCATCACGAGTACCTCGTGGAGGACCGCGGCTTCAATCGACCTGGGGACGTCGATCTCCTGGGCCGCCTCTACGGCATCTGCGCTGGCGTGAATGAAGCCTGGCGTGACCGCATCATCTTGCCCTACTACCTCGATGCCCAGCTCGTGACCTGGACGGGGCGCGCCATCGGCAAGTCCTACATCCGCTACCGCGATCTGGAGATTGAGGAGAGCGTGCTGCCGCCCAAGCTCACACTCTACAACCACGACTGCGTGAGCGCAGGCGGCAAGGCTTTGATCCTTCAGGAAGGCCCCTTTGATGCCTTGAAGGTGGACTTCTATGGGCGGCGCTTCGGTGTGCGCTCTATGGGCCTCTCAACGAACTCCTTGCAGGATGCTCAGGCCTTTCTCCTGCAGGAGGCTGCCGACCGCTTCGAGCGGATAGTCGTGATGATGGACAATGCCAACAAGCTGGCTGTGATGGATTCCCTCAGGATGCAGCAAGAGCTTGCATTCCTCCCCAACGTAAAGATCGCCCCTGTGCCCTTCAAGCGCAAGGATGGGGGCGAGCTGTCCGCCGATGAAGTAGAAGAATGGGCGCAAGCCCTTTAGGAGAGCCCATGGCTAATTGGAAGACATACATGAACAGCGACTTCGCGGGATGCCGCTTGCTCGCCTATGCGCACGACAACTGCCGCAATCGCGACGTGCGCCTCTACCTCATCCCCGGTGAATGGGAAGCCGTCGGCGTCACCGATGGCGTCGACAAGTGGGTGGCCCCGGCTGTGCGCGACATCATGAGCGTCGACATTCCGAAGCTCTTGAGAATGCTACAGGCCGGAGATGACATCCCCAAGCCCACGCCGCTTGTGCGCCGTCAGCGCGAAGCTCTTGTCGTCGAAGAAGAGCCCCAGCCCAAAAAGCGCCCCCGCGTTGTCATTGAAGACCAACCCCAGCCAAGGAGAAGCCGTGTCCAACTCGTATGAACCCATCTTCAAAGGCCCCATTGAGGGATTCGTTGTCAATTCGCTGAAGACCAACTTCTGGCGTATCGAGGCCTCGTGTACGATGGATGATGCTCTTCAGGAGGCCCGCTGCGCCTTCTTGCGCGTGGCACACAAGTACCCAGGCGTGGAAGCCCCCCAGTTCATGGCGCTGTTCAAGATGGCATGGCACAACAAGCTCACAGACCTCGCGAACGACGACACGAAGCTGCGCGCCATGGTGCCCCTACTTGCGCGCTCCGAGGACTCAGACTATGAAGTCGACACCGTGGGCGAGCTGGACAACGAAGGCGCCCTCGGCGTGGCGATACGTCAGGCGCCCAAGGAAGTGCAGGCAGTCATCAATCTCTTTCTGTCTGCTCCCCAGGAGATCCTGGATCTCGCGCTACGTGGCTGGAGCGCCAAGGGCCGCCGCAAAACGGACGGTAGCCGCCGCATCTGCCGTTTGTTGGGCCTGGACGAGAATCTCGACGTGCTCGCTCTTGTGGAGGATCACTTCACGAAATAGAGAGACACAGCAAAATTCCCCCGTATATTTCCACAGCCATTTTGGCTACCCAACCCGCTTTAACTAACGGAGCACACAGCAAATGAAGAGCGCAATCTATTCCGAACTCAGCAAGGCCGCAGGCATCAAATTCAAGACCGGTGAAGACCTGCAGGCTTACTTCATCGAACTCCTGAAGGGCATTGCCAGCCTCAAGGATCCCGAGTGGGACGCCCTCAGCGTCGAAGCCCAGGACTGGTACAACGCCGCCGCCAAGGCGAAGAACAAGAAGGAGCCCATCGTCGACTTCCCCGACCTGGAAAAGGAGAAGGAAGAGGAGGAAGCTCCCCGCCGCTCGCGCCGCAAGGCCGAAGAAGAAGAAGACGACAAGGGCAGCGAAGAGCTGATGCTCAAGGTGGGCGACGAAGTCACCGTGGTGAACGCCAAGGGCAAGGAACGCGTGGGCACGATCGTCGAGCAGGACGCCAAGATGCTTGTCATCAAGGACAACGGCGACGGCGAAGAATACGAATACACGCGCGCCACGCTGCAGTCGATCACCAAGAAGAACGGCGACGTCGAAGAAGACCAGCCGCGTCGTTCGCGCCGCAAGGCCGAAGAAGAAGACGAACCGGCCGTGCCCGAGATCAAGAAGGGCGACAAGGTCGTGGCCGTCACCAAGCGCGGCAAGACCATCAAGGGCGTGGTCGAGAAGATCAGCGACGACATGGTGAGCATCGACGACGGTGACGACGTCTGGGACTTCGAGAAGGAGCGCCTGGAAAGCCTGCTGCCCGATGGCGTCACCAAGACCGTGAAGAAGGAAGAAGACGGCGACGAAGCCCCGCGCCGTGGCCGCACCTCGACCAAGGAAAAGGAAGAACCCAAGGAAGAAGGCGCGCGCACCCGCTCCAGCAACAAGGAAGGCGTGAGCATCGGTCAGCGTATCCGCGAGCTGATCGCCGAAGACCTCGACATCACCGAAGAAGCCATCGGCAAGCAGCTCAAGAAGGAAGGCATCGACTTCAAGGAGAATACGCTGAACCTGAACTACAAGGAATCGATGAAGTTCATCGCCATCCTGAAGGCAGCGAAGCGCCTGAAGTAAGCCGCGGCTTCGGCCGTTGACTCGAAGGGCCCCGGTATATATGCC